TAAAAGCGTGGCGATAATTGGGACAGAAGTATCAAGTATTGAATATTTTGTTAAACCTAAACCTAATTCTTGGGATTAAATTATCAATTAAATCTGCGATGTTAAATGCTAAAATAATTAAAAAGGGGTGGGATATTATGAATCAATTAGAAATTATGAATAAGTTTAGCAATGGTGAACTTTTAGACGGTGATATTTTTAAGTGTGGTAGACATATATTAGAAGTTCGTAACAATGGGGATATGCTAGTTTCACGTTTGCTTGATCATAAAGGATATATTCTTCAAAATAAATTGACTTTATACAAAGATGATTTACAAGTTGATTTTACTAAGCAATGAATCAGCAATTTGAAGTGAAGAAAGGAATGTATAAATATGATAAAAATAACTATTGAACATTGCGATGGAATAAAAGAAACAGTAGAGTGTGATGCTTATTTGTTATCAGTCTTTAATGAACAAATAGATGGAGGATTAAATTCACAAACGAAGATTGAGGGACAGTTAAAGAAGGGTGCTTTGTTACTAATATATACAACCATCAAAGATTATATTGTAAACTGGAAAGAACAGAGGCTTACCGAAAAACAAGTTGACTATCTTGATAAAATAGCAAATAAGGTTATTTTTAAAAAGCTATAAACCATTGAAAAGTCAGTTTGATTGGAGGAAGTTAAATGACTGAAACAGAATTATTAATCCAAGAAACTATCATCTACCTACTTGAAATTAAAAAGGATTATTCAAAAAGTACCTCAATGAATGACATCGGCAAATTAAGAACTTTAACCAATGCGGTAGAATTATTACACCAATATTTAAGATTAATCAATTAATTAAATAAAGAAAGTAGGATTAAATAAATGAAAATCACTCAAACATTAGAAGTTTCCAAACAAGAGAAAAATATCATCTATAATGCTCTTGAAGCATACATTAAATACCTTACAGAATTGCTATCAGACAGCCCAGAAGGTGCTTGTAAGACATCAATAAGTGAAACATTAACTCAGACCAATAGATTGTTATCTGAAATGGAATTAAGCATGTAAAGGAGGATGAATAAGAAATGATTAAAGAATATAATCTTAGTGGCATATGTTATATAGCAGATCAATTAATAACTCTTAAAGACGCTTTAAATAAAAATGAAAATCTATACTATTTTGATATATTGGATTTGAATACGTTGGGATACGTAAAAAAGATATGATATTATAAGAGAAGATGAGTTTATTCCAATGACATTTAGAGGAAAATATTTGAAAGATGTTGATTAAATGCAAGAAGACGCTAATCCAAAATGCACATTATGTCATGGTGAAGGCCAAGTTTATAAGTATTTCGCTAACCATAAATACAAATATGTTTTATTTGAATGGTTATATTGTAATCAATGTTTTCCTGAAAGTCGTGGGCATTGGCCTATTAGTGATAGTACAATTGAGATAGATGGTAATGAATTTGACAGACTTCAAAAAGAAGAAGATTATAGTGATGATACAGGAAGTTCATTAGGATAAATTAGATTAAAATACATACGAAGAAAGGTGATAATTTATGGAAAATACGTGGTATATATTCACAGGTATTATAGGATTAATATTAGGAGTAGGTAGCATTCTATGTTTTATATGTGGAGTAATATTTTTAGGGGGAATATTAATTGCTCTTTGGGAGAAAGAATATGATGAAATACCATTTATTGCAGGAATAATAGTTTTTTGTACAATAATTTGTTCAATATCTTTAGTAATTAATCTTAATGTAGTCAAATATCAAAAACAAATATCTAATGAGATTACAAATATAGTATCATATGAAGGTATCGCTAATGTAAAAGAAGGTAAATTTAACTATGGTAGTTTATACTTTACACAAGGAGAAAATAATAATTATTCAGTTTTGAAATTAAGTCCAAATGATTGTAAATTACATTATACAGATGATACTAATATCAAGATTATTAAAAATCATACTGAATATTTATCAAAGTTTAGATATTTAAGTTTGTTTTGTTTAGATGAAAAAGTCAATTATGATGTTTATTTACCAGAAAAATATAGGAAGTAGTTTAAATACAAAAAAGAAAGGAAATAATTTTATGAAAGACTTAGAAACAAAATTACAAAAAAGAATTGATGATATTAATTTTGATTTATTTTGTGATGTAATTGATAAATTACAAGTTTATGGTGTTAATTTGTATAATGGTGAAGGTGAATGGGACTTTAATCAGTTTAGAAATGCTTGTAAAAAGACTTATAAAATTTTGTTTAAAAATGATGAACAACATCAAGAAACAAGTATTAAATATCAATTATGTGATTTTATGAGTGCAGTTCAGGCAATTGTAGGTATAAGAAATATTACAGAGTTTATGTACAGATAAATGACCTTTAAGAAAGAAATTCTATAAAATAATCATAATTTTACCTATATCCATTTTATCCCAACTCTACAACCCTACTCCCAAGCCACTTTCAAAACCATAAATTCCCATCAAATTCGACTTTTATTTGATTAAAGAAAGGAGTTTATGATATTGATCGAATACGCAATTGTAAATGATAAAAATCTTTATTTTAAATTATTTTAACCCCAATCAATGTATTGTTTCAAGGGAAGGAAGTGATCAAAAACTTATGGACGCTATCAGTGAAATCAAATTACTAAAAATAAGAATGAATAACGAAGTTATGAAAAATAAAGATTTAAGAGATGCTTTAGATACAGCAATTGATGCCTTAGAGAAGCAAAATATAAACAATAAAATAAATAAATAATGTTTTTATATCAACTAAGGATGTGATGCTATATATGATTGTAATACACTTAATTTAATATATAAATAATTATTATGAAGTGAAAGAAGGAATAGAAAATGAATCAAAAATTTAATAAGTTTACAATTGTATCAGTAATGTTTGTTACTTTATTAATTATCTCAAATTTAATGGCAACAAAAATGATTACTTTATTCGGTATGGTTCTTCCATCAGCAGTAATTGCTTATCCATTCTGCTTTATGCTAGGCGATGTGTTGACAGAAGTATGGGGTTATAAAGAAGCAAAGAAAGTGATTTGGTTAGGATTTTTTGCAAGTTTAATCTTAACTATTTGGACATCAATTGGAATATATATGCCATATCCTGATTTTTGGACAAATCAAAATGCATATGCAACAATATTTGGATTAGTGCCAAGAATTACATTAGCTAGTTTTTCTGGATATCTGTGTGGAGAGTTAATAAATTCATGGTCATTAGATTTAATTAAAAAATATACAGGGCAAAAATTCATGTTTGTTAGAACAATTGGGTCAAGTGTATTAGGCCAAATTTTAGATACTGTATTATTCTTTGGGATTGCTTTTTATGGTACAGTCCCAAATAATGTTTTAATCACAATGATGATTACTCAATATTTGTTTAAGGTTTGCTGTGAAGCATTATTAGGAACTCCTCTTGCTTATGGTTTGGCAAAATGGACAAGAAAAGATGAGGTGATTAATTGATTTTATATGTATCAAAATGTAATGATAAACTTAATTCCAAAGAACTTAATATTGAAGAATTATCAGAATACTTGTGTTTAAATCCTATTTATCCAGTTACAATAAAAAACAAAAATGTAAATATATTAATGGACTCTGGAGCTTACCAAGACAGAGAAAAGAATAAGCGTCTCACAAATGAACAGGCATTAGAAAGGCAACTTAAATATGAGATAAAATTAGGATTAATTAGTCAAAGAATAGTTGCTTATGATTACATGTCAAATGTAGAAGAAACTATAATAGCAAATAATTTTCTAAATGACAAAAGAAAAGAATTAACACCTAGACAACTTGTATTTATGGTTCAAGGAGATACAACGAGAGAATATATTTATTGTCTTACTGAAACTTTAAAAATAATACAAAAAGGTGATTGCATAGGATTTGGAGGTGTTGCATTATCAGGTAAAATCAATGATGTAAAATTTAAGTTATTAGATGCATTCAAAATTGGATTACCATTAATCTATAAATATGGTATAAAAGACATACATATTTTTGGAGTAGGATCATTTAAAGTATTAAAACAAATTGCAGAAATTAAAGAAATATTTACAAAATTAGGAATAAACAATGACGATATTAATATAACTTGTGATACAGCTTCGTTTGAAATAATGTCTACTATGGGAAATGTGGTTAATACAGAATTAGAAAAATGGGAAAAGGTTTATACCAAAATAGACAAATACATAAATTATCATCCCCGCGACCTAACTATAGATAATACCAAAAAAGCAATAAATATTATTGGAGGAATTTAAAAGTTAATGAATAATAAAATAGCATTAGTTTCATGTGTTAGTAAGAAACAATTAGGAATACATAAAGCAAAGGATTTATACATAAGCTCATGGTTCAAAAAAGCAAGAGCATATATAGAAAACAAAAATTATAATAAATGGTATATATTAAGTGCTCAGTATTATTTAGTTGAACCAGACCAAGAATTGCCATATTATGAAATGTATTTACCTAAACAGAGTAAAGAGTATAAAAAGGAATGGGGAATAAAAGTATCAGAACAATTAGTAATTACAGATGATAAGGAAGTAGAAATTGATATTTTTGCAGGAATGGAATATAGAAAATATTTAGCACAGTCACTAGAGGCAAGAGGGTTTAAGGTTAATGTGCCGATGCAAGGGTTAGGTATAGGGAGTCAGTTAAAATGGTTTAAGGATAGGATATAAAGTAATAAATAATTTTATTACCACTATTGCTTTTATGAGGTAATAGTGGTAATATATTTATAGAAAGAGATTACATAAAGGTGGTTAATTTATGAAGAAGAAAACCATTATAGAATCCGAGTTTGAACTTTCGGATACTGATAAAATTAAAGCATGGGCAATAAAGTGTGGTTATTTTTATAAAAATTATAAATTTCGGTATGACTATGATGCTTTAGGCATAACTGAATTAATAGCTAAACAAATGGTTTTAGAGTCTGGAGGAGATTATGATGAATCAAATGTAAGTGATTTACAGGAATGTATCATAAAAGACTATGAAGAAGATACAGGGAATAAGATAATATAAATTTGAAAGGGGAGGATTACAATTTTTAATACAGAAACATTAGATGAACTTTATTATTTACTTGGTCAACAGTTTGCGAATATGGGAAAATGCTTAAAATATTTAATGGTAAATTAAAAGATGAGATTCTGAAATTAAAGAATGAAAATTAAATCGAAAGTGTTACTTATGATAAAATATATTCGCTGATTAGCAAAGAAATCATCATCTCTCCTACGGAAATGCACAAGATATTCCCTGATTTCAAAACATTAGTAGAACGAAATAATTCTACATATGGAGAGGAATTACGATTCATTTTTATGTCTATGGAGATGTTGATATCAAAATTACCCATAATACCAAATAAAAATCAAGAGGATTTATGGTATAGGGTTATTTTGATGCTCAAGCAAGTAATGGATATTGTGATGTAATGAATTGAAAACTTTATTAGACGCGACAATTATTCTAGATGCAGAATTAGCACCTGAATAATTAGACGCAGTAATACAAGCATTAAAAATGATCCAAAAAGACTGCTTAAAGAATTAGAACTAATGAAAGAAAATAAGAAACAAATATGGGGTTATTAAATATAATCTCATGAGAAGGAGAAGTACATATGAAAAAGTTTACATGTCCAAAATGTGATGGAAATATAGTTTATTGGAATGAATATTACTTTGAGAAATACCAAAAAATTAATCCGCAAACGGGAAAGTTAAGTAAAAGAGTTTACAAAAGTGAAGAATGTGATGACGTTGACCACGAAGGATTTAGATGTGAGGTTTGTGGGTGGGTCTCCAATACTATTAATGATGTATTCCCGGAACATTTAGAGGAATGGCACGATAAAAACAAAGGTAAGTTGAAAATTTACTCTTTTGAATTAGAATCCTAGCAAATGATGTTTTCATTTGGTTATAATAAAATTAGAGGAGAGTGTATTTTATGAAATTGATAGCTTTTGATTTTGAATATGTTTTAGATGGAGCAGAAAATTATGATGCAAAAACAATGTCAAATGAAGTTAAAGAAAAACTTAAACCATATGTATTGTATTTCAGGGAAGATGACAGCATAGGAATTTGCTATAAAACCCAAAAGGAAAACATAATTAAAGTGTTGAAAGAATATGGAAAAATTAAAGTAGTTGGAGAATTTCTTGATTTATATACATTTTTTAATACTGAAGACTATGGTTGGGATAATGTAATTTTAGGTAACTACGAACTTGATGCAGATGAAATTTGGAGCGAATTTGCTAAATTACTTAAAAAGAATGAGAAATTATTAATTGAAGCAGGGAATAAATTTGAAGATGAGTGGCACAAACTTGAAAAGGCAGCAATAAGAAGTGTTTGGGATAATATGGCTAATGATATTAGGAAAGAAATAGAATATGCAGAAAAAGATTTAGAAGAACGGGTAGGAATGTATAAGTAAATAGTAAGGGAGTGTCATAAATTGAAAGATATTGATTTTGAATTATTAAATATCAGCAAACACACAAACAAAGAATTACTTAAAGATTATATTAATCGGTGGGGAAATGCTCAAGTATGTGATTTTTGTGGATGGGTTTCTCCATATGGCCCTTATTCACATAGATTAAATTGCTGTGGTGAAGTAACACGTTTGGTTTTAGAGCAAGAAAATACACCCAAAGAAATTAAACCATGTCCTTTTTGTGGAGGAAAAGGTGAAGTTCAAACCGAAGGGGAAGATTGGGGTTCTATATGGGTACAATGTCAATCTTGTGGTGCTGAAGGAGCATGGATTGATACACATGATGGAAAAACAGAAGATGATGCAATTAATAAGTGGAATACAAGAGTATAATAGATTAAAGGAGATGTTTAATATGAAAAAATGTGGAGCTTGCGGTTATGAATATAAAGGTGAGTGGACTAGAGATGGATATGTTGATATTATAGGCGATGAAAAGTTTATACAAATTTTCTCAGATCATAAATTCAAAATAGAAAATACTGAAGAATGTCATCATGGAGATTATGACTATGAATCTACGGTTACTGTTGAATTATACGCTTGCCCAAAATGCAATATGATTTTGATGGTTTAGCATCAAAGAATCGATTTATAGGCATTGGAGGTATCACAGTCTTATGGAAATCTTAATAGATACCACTAAAGGTATCAACAAAGAATTTCTAAAACTAAACCGAAAAGATTGGTTAAAAATTATGAATACCAATCTAGATGTTGGAATAGTTATTTGTAGAAAAACTGATGAAGTTTTAAAATCTATGGTATACAACGATACTGCTACTATTTATCTCGAATATGAAGACAAAACAATGTTATATAGACATTATGATATCAAAATATCTGATTTGAAGTATTATCTAGATGTACTTATAGAGCAAGATAATCTATGGTGTATGAATTATATTACTTATCTTATGGGCAGAGGGTTTAGAATCAATGATATTTTAGTTTTTGAAAATGGGAAGAAAGGAATAGTTCTTCATCCAAAAGAATCATACAGAAGTGGTATCCATTACAGATTAATTAAGAAAGATGGAAGTTATGGAATAAAGGAATTAACTTTACATAGTGGTAATAATCCAAAAGTAGAGAGGAGTTAAAATTATGTTTAAAGTTAGAGATAAAGGTGATATGCCAACATTTAGAGCTGATTTAATTATTAAAACTGTATATGGAATATTAGAAGATAGTAATGGTTATCCAAAGTTTTTGTTCTATGAAAAAGGACAGTGGATTTATCATTCAGCTAAAGATTATGTGCCGTATGGGAATGAGTAATTATGAGTTTAATTGATGATGCTTGGGAAACTGCAGAATATATAAACAAACTATTAAATGGTGATTATCGAAAATTAAAAAGAATTTTTGAACATCTTTGTATACACGACATTATAATTTACCATGCATCCAAAGAACAAATGATTGATATTTTCAAAGATATATAAAGTTAAAATCATACTTTCCTTGGAGTTTATTCAAGTCATATTATTGACTATACTTCAATTGTCAAGTAAAATTAACCAAAAGATCAAAAAGGGTATAAAGGGAGGAATTCAGAATGTCCGAACACAATGGATTTGTATTAGCAAAAACTATCAAAGAACAAAGAAGTAAATTAAATCTTACTCAAGAAAAATTATCTGAACTCACAAACATACCTCTAACCAAAATCATTCAATATGAGAATGGTGACAATGTTGATATGCCATTTTATGAAATTAGTTTATTGAGTAATTTCTTTGGTGTCACAATTAATTATTTAATAACTGGAGAAGAAAGTAAATTCGATGATAGTGATTTAGCAAAGATGTTAAACAAACCTTCAAGACCTTGCTTATGTGGTAATAATAATTTAGTTGTGGATGCTGATGAGGCAGGATTTCATTTTCTATTTTGTCCAAATTGTAAGAAACAAGGATTAAGAGGAAAAAATATTGAGGAAGCAATTGAGATGTGGAATAAAGGTAAGTGAAGGAGAGGAAGATTAATATGAATTTAGAGCAAGCAATTTCAATAGCATCATTAGCTCATGCAGGGCAATTAGATAAAGGTGGAGAACCTTATATATTACATCCTTTAAGAGTTATGATGAAGTTAAAAGATGAGAAACAAAGAATTGTTGCTGTGCTACATGATGTTATAGAGGATACTATTATTACTTATCAATATTTAAAGGATCGAGGTTTGAACAGTGAATTAGTTAATCATGTTGTAACTTTAACAAGATTTAAAAATGAAAACTATAATGAATACATCAACCGCATAAGCAAAGATGAATTTGCTATACAAGTTAAATTAGCAGACTTAGAGGATAATATGGACATGTCGAGACTTAAAAATCCAACAGTAAAAGATTATGATCGTGTAGTTAAGTATGGGAAAGCAAGAGAGAAATTGATGAATGCTTTGGTTAATATGCAATAGAATAAAAAGGAGAATATAAAATGAAATCCGAATTAAAATGTCCTTTATGTGATAGTGATATGATTCCTAGAATTGAAGAAATTCAAGACGATACTTGCTTATCTCCTTGGATTATGGGCTGGGATTGTGAATGTGGCCTAGGCTTAACTGTTGATGATTGATCATATAAATCAAAAGATTGAAAGGAGGAGAAAATGTAACAATATGAGTAAAGTTAAGTGTAGTGTTTGTAATATCTTTATAGAAGAAAATGAAGTATTTAATGATGGAAGTTCTTATCTCTGTGGAGATTGTGCAATAAAAGAAATCATGAAAATACATGGACTAACAGAAGATCAGGCATACCATATTCTAGAAACAATACAGTTTGACAACTAATGGAAAGGAGACTTCAAATGAGCGACCACAAACACAAAATATTTATGATTTCAGATCCTCATTTCTACCATGAAAATATTATTAAATATGAAAACAGACCATTTGATAATGCAGAGCAAATGACTAAAACAATTATTAAAAACTGGAATAAAGTTGTTCAAAGGGATGATGAAGTTTTCTGTTTAGGTGATATTTGTTTTAAGAATAAAGAAATTACTACTGAAATTGTTCAGCAATTAAATGGAATCAAAACATTAATCTTAGGAAATCATGATAGATCAAAATCAGTGACTTGGTGGAAAAGTGTTGGATTTCAAGAGGTAAGTAAATATCCTATCATTGTTGGTGATTTCTATATTCTATCACATAAGCCTATTTATTTAACTGAAGCTATGCCTTACGCGAATATTCACGGACATATTCATCATTTAAAATACTCTGGCAGTCAGCACTTTAATGTTAGTGTAGAATGTATTGATTATACTCCTATGAATTTTGAGGATATTAAGAAGGAAATATTAATTAGGAATGTAGAGGAAGATTAGAATGAATCAAATTACTATGGAAGAAATTAATAATATGAGCGAAGAGGAACTTGAGAATTGGTTTGATAATCTACCAACTAGAAAATGTCAATGTGGGAGAGAGTACCCAGACATCCCAATGTATTTTAGTTATAAGGGTTTATGTGTAATTTGTAATCAAAAATAACCAATTCAAACACGCATTTTATCTTCATTTTGGATTTGAAAAATGGATAAGAAGAATTTTAAGGATGTTAAGATAGGGGATAGTATTAGATTATTTGAAATCTATAAGTTTGAAGTATTAAGAAGTAATGATAGATCAGATTCTAAAATTGAGGGAATTTTTACAGATAGATATTCTATATCCCACGTTGTAAAGGTTATAAAAAACTATATTTAACTTGCATGTTATGATGGGCAATCTTGCCCAAATGATAATTTTTATGTTATTAAATTATATGATGGGGTTTTTACCGTTACAAAACATTGTGAAAATACTAAGCGTGGTGCGATATATTATAAACAAGACTTTTTTGGATATGTCGATGAAGATGATGAATATGTATATTTAGCACATTATTATGTTTATAGTGAAGGAAAAAGTTCTATGTATAAGGCAAAGAAAAAAGAATATTATAAACATGCTATTAGTATACACGAATTTGATTATGCTAAAGAACATTATCGTGAAGAGTGGGGGATTAGTTGGTAAGGAGTTAGAGTAGAATAAAACGGTGATTCTAAATTAGGAGGGTTAAATATGGCAGGATTCGGGATAAAGCGTTGTTGTGAAAATTGCAACAATCAAGTGGAAGTTAAGAAATATGTTTATTATTGCAAATTCGGAGAAAAAACATTTCAGGAATGTCAAGTAGAATATCCAAAAGATTTAAAAGCAGGTAAACTTTATGATCAAACGCTAAAAGATTTGGTTTTGAAAAAAAATTATTTTGTATTATTGGAAGGTTATTGAATAGGAGAGATTTAAATGAATATATGTGAAAAGTTAATTTGTCATTCTTGTGAAGAAGGAAAATGTGAGAATACTGAACATTGGTATGCTTGTGCAAACTTTGATCGCTATTGTGATTCTAAAGAAATAAATGTGAGAAATATTGAATTTGGTACATATTGTTCAAATTGCAAAGAAAAGTTAGTTTATAATATAAGATGAAGTGAGGAAGTTAGATTGGAAAATGATTTAAGAGAAACAGAGATAAATGGTGTGGAGAAGGTATTAAAAAATCTAGGTTTCCAAATGTGCGAACAAGATGGGAATTATAGACCTTTCAATGAAGTGATGATTGACTTAGGCGAAGCCATTAAAAAATTAAGAGAGACAAGCAATGAAAAACAATTTGAAATTATGAGAGATTATATCTATAATACCATCGTTGGAGCAAGATATAAAAACCAATTTAAGTTTTAAATGAAGATAACAACCATTTTATTTGGAATTTAATACTAGAAAAAACAAACAATTGCATGTATAATTAAGCATGAGAGGTGAAAAATCATGCAAAATATTATTAATTATATTAAAATCTCAAACAACCCTAATGAAATAAAGCAAATATTAAAACCATTAAAAATTAAAGAAGTTATTAAAGTTGCAAAATGTTTGAATCTGCCAGTAAGGGGTAATGAGAATAAAACTGAGATTATTGGTAATATTATTTTAGGGATTGTGAAATAGAAAGGAAGGATAGATATGCATGTAAAAACCATTCTCACAAATGAATCTGGTAAATGGTTATGGGTAGTGCAGAATATTGAGACAAAAGAATTATTGAGAGAATTTGATACTTATCCAGAAGTAGACAAATATTGTAATGATAATGGATATGAGATTACACTTTTTGGTAAGAAAACTAAGAATATTAAATGTAAAAATAAAATTTATTAAAGTGGTTGACGTATAGATTGATGGTATGGTAGAATAGGATAAGATAAATTTTGAGAGGTGGAAGATAAAATGGAAAAGAGAAAAGTTAAATTTACTATGGTGGTCACTAGAGAGTATGAGATCAACTTAGCCGATTATCAAAATATGGGTAGTGAAAAACATCCAATGCCTCCTTGTCAAACGATTGAAGAAGCATCTAAATTTGATACTGAATGTATTGAGCAAGATCCATTTGCTTTTATTGATGATAAAAATACTGAATTAAAAGTTACGTTTGAGGTTTTACCAGAGTAAAGTCTCATTAATATAATTTGCCCAAATTATCTGTGCTGAGATGCGAAAGGTGAGCTAATCTTGTGCCTGACTAACACAAGATAGTTGAAGTGTTATGGGGAACATCTGTGTGCAACTGGCAGATGAAGACGCTCCATCCCCAAGGAATAGGAACTTAGGGGATATTACATAATAAAAATTGAAAGGAGCGAAACTAATGAAAACTTATATGACAGTTTTTATACCAGAGTTGAATATTATGAAAACAGTCAGCAAAGATATTATTAAAATTGATTTAGATAGTCCATTTAAAATAAGTGGTAAGAAAGATAATTATTATAGAGTTGATCCTTATTTATATTCTAACAATGGGCATATTATTGATGCAATAAGTGAAAAACAATTGAAAAATCTAAACACTTATGAAAGTGTAATTATTGCTAATGGTGAATACTTATCTGATATATTAGAATTAGAATTTAATATTCTATATCATCAATTGGATAATATCGGAGTTATAGTAACTTACACAGGTGATTGCGATAATTATGACGGTGAAAGAATTGCAATTAGTAAACTGATTGCTTATGCAAATGAGTTAAAGGAAATTTGTGAAGATAGGATTTAAAAGACGAATTTGAAAGGTATTAGAAAGGAGAAAATTAATATGTTTAGAGTCACTATAAGGGAAGATGGTCGAGGCGATTATGACGTAGAATCAAGTGCTACCGATTATCAATTGATTCCCATGATAAAGGAATATTTTATTAACGATAGAGGTTTGACACTTGAGCAATACATTAATAGCAGAGGATATAGTTTTCGAGAATGTAAACCAAATCCTGTGCTTGATTTAGATTTTCTTGAAATTCAAGCGATCAGTGAATATCGTGATGAGTGTAAAAAATTAGGAATTGAACCAAATATACGATAAAAATTAAGTTTGGAAGTATTTTAAGAAAGAAGGTTACATAAATGGATGATCGTATAACTATTGAGCATGAAAGTTTTGCAATGCTAGGTATTACAAGAAGTTCATGTAGTTTCAGCCAGAATTTATTTGGAAGTTCAATTCAACATAGTCATACTATTAGACTTAAAATTGCTCCTGCCAAAATTGATCGGATGTTAAATAGGGATTGGTTTCATGCTAATTCAAAACCTTATATCGAAGTTGAAATGTCATATTCACAATTCGCAGAAGCAATTACTTCTATGAATGTGGGAGATGGAGTCCCTGTTACACTCAGATGATTAGATGGTAGAATGATTGAAGATTGCCCACAATTTGATAAACGTCAGGAATTTGAGAAAGAATTTGAAAAGGAAATGCTGAAAATCGGAAAGTCACTTAGAGTATTAACTGAGCAAGCAGAAGCATTATTATCTGATAAGAAACCTCCCACAAAATCAGATAAAGAAGCAATATTAAATGGGATTAAAATGTTGAGACAAGAAATTGAAAGTAATGTTCCTTTTATTCAAAGTAGTTTTAACGAACAAATGGATAAAACAGTCCTCGAAGCAAAAGGTGAAGTAGAGGGGTTTGTAATGAACAAACTTATATCGGCAGGATTAGAGGGGTTACAAAAGGAAATGAAGATGTTAGAAGATACAGAAGAAATCTAGAATAAAATTATTCTTTCAATTGATTTTAGAGAGGAAGTTTATTATGAATTGTCAATGTGGTAATGTTCTTTTGTTTACGGACAATAGTATTAAATCTAAAAATGGTAAGCACGGAAAGGTAATACCCATATATTATTGCAATTCATGTAATGTGATCTATGATGGATATGAATTAGACTGTAATGATAAATATTTGTTAGCTGAAAAGAAGTATATTAAATGGTTTAAAAATTAAATTGAAAAGAGGTTTAAAATGCCAATAAAAATTGAAGGATTTAACCACTGTGAATGGGCTACGAGTATATTTCATAATGATTCAAGATGTGAATATTTAAACAAAAACAATACTCGTTGTTTAAAGTATGACAAAAAGTTGATAGAAGACGAGGGTACTGATCCTTGGACTTGTAGAGATGGGTTTTCGGTACTTAGATGTGATGAATGTAAATCTGAATATCCAAGAGGTGAATAGTTTAATACTTTTTATATAAGGGCTTAAATTTAAATATAATTATTGCAATATTCTTCATTGCGTGTTACAGTAATTATATTAAAGTTATAGGAGGAATTACATATGATCAGGCATGTAGGATTCGCTTGTATGAGTAAAAAGTGCAACACTAAGTACCAAAAATTCCGTCTATCATCATTCAGTGAATACAGATTAAAACAAGCCATTGCTCACAATATTAAAGAAACTGAGCGTACAATCCAACATTGCATTTCAGAAGGAATTAAATTATTCAGAATCAGTTCAGATTTAGTTCCATTTGCCACTCATGAAATTATGAAAGATATTAATTATATGGCTTGGATACAATCTGATTTGCAAATGATTGGTGATATAGCAAAAAATAATAATATGATATTATCAATGCATCCATCTCAAATGTGTTGTATAAACAGTCCAAAACAAGATGTTGTAAATAATTCTATCAAGGATTTAATTTATCATTATGATATTCTTAATGCTATGGGCCTAAGCGATTTTAATATCATAATTCATGTTGGTGGAGTTTATGGTAATAAGCCGGAAGCAATGAAAAGATTTATTGGTGTCTTTAATAGTTTGCCATTGGATTTAAGAAATCATATTCTATTGGAGAATGATGACAAAAGTTATACGATTAGTGATATAATGGAAATACACAAGGAAACTGGGGCTAAAATTGTGTTTGATTATCATCATCATCGTGTTTGTAATAATGATGGTATAGAATTGGATTTAGAAGCGATATTTGCCACTTGTGGGGTTGGTAATGTGCCTAAGATTCATCTTAGTTCACCAAAGAGTATTAAGGAGTTCAGAAATCATTCTGACATGATTGATTTTAATTATTGTAAGGATTTCTTTGAGAAGTATAAGGGATTAGAATTCGATATAATGATTGAGGCAAAAGATAAGGATTTGGCTGTTGATAAGTTTATTGAGGATTATAGGAGGGAGGTAATAAAATGAAAATTATATGTAATGAGAGCGAAAAGAAATGGTTAATAAAAGCATTAAAAAATAGTGAATATGGGTGTCCAAAAGTGCATTCGTTATTAAGATGTTTAACACAAGAAACTGATGGATGCTTAACATCTACTTTTGAAAATTGTATAGTTGGTCAAATAGAATTTATAGTACAATAAATGATAAGCGAGGAGATAATCTAAATGGATATATTTGAGAGAATTCAAGCATTAAACAAAAAAGGTATCATTATTGATTGTATAGCTGTCAATCAAATAGATAATGGTAATAAACAAGGTGTAAATGATGGAGCATTCCATTTAATAACTTATACTGTAGAAGTAATGGATACTTCATTAGGTGAAATGTTTTATACAGAATCGTGTGATTCATTTAAAGAAGCTATTTATTCAGGAGTAAAATTTGCTGAAGAACAAAAATTAAATAGTTAATCCCAGAAAAGTGTGGATTGATTGGATTTTAAGAAGGAGTGATTTTAAATGAATATTTATGGTTTTACAGGTCATACTGAAGAATATTACGAAGAAATTGTAGAAAAATGTATTCGCAATCATTTTAGTAATGTCAATCCTCATTATCAAGCAATTATTAAAAACACAGTGTTTGAAGATTGTATTCTTAACAATAACCTTATTAAAATTACATCTTGCGAAGCAGGAATATTTAATATTGAATTCTTTACGAGTGATATGAAGTCAAGATGTTTGACTTATGTGGATATTCACAAATTGAATCGTTAATTATAGTTAAAAGGAGTGATAAAGTAATGTTGAAATTCAAAGTTGGAGATGAAGTGACAGTTGATGATATTAAAATTATGTTTGATGATTCAGAAGGTGAAGTAAGATTTATTGGTGCGGTAGGAGAAATTATTGAAGCAGTAGAAGGTACTAGCAATCCATATCAAATAAGATTTTATGATAAAAATATTCAGAAAGTTAATGAAGAAATGGGTAGTAGATTGTTTTATGAATCTGAGTTGTTTTTTCTTTAAATTTAAGTGAGAAGAAAGGAGAAAGCATATGAAATTTCTAGTTAAAGTTAAAAATACAGACGATGAAATAATTGCAGGATTATTGGAATATGGAACTGTTGATGATATATTAATGGGGAATATTTGTTTAGTTAATGCTAATAAAAGTTCTTTTGATAAACTTAAATCCTGTTATGGGGTTTTAAGTGTGGATAAAAGTCTTAAAACTTTGAATGATAAAGTGGATGAATGGTTAGAGAGAGACTGCACATTAGAAAAGTAATGAATGCGAATAGGAGAAATTGATTTGACAAATTTTGAATTTATAACTCAAGAACAAAGAGAAATTATTGAAACGGTTAAAGAATTATCAGAGGAACAACGATTGGATATTCTACATGCCTTTTGTTATCATTGTGGATACTATACACCTGATTATCATTGTCAATGCAGTAATGATGAATAAATTGGAGGAGTTAAAAATAGAAGATATAATAGATCATATAGACGCTAGAGAATTACTTGGATTAACTAAAGAAGAAATGGAAAAATTTATTTTAGAAAATGAATTAACTAAGGTAAGATATGACGATTCATTTTACCATTATGCCTTATATAAAGATGAAGTATTGAAGTATATGAAAAAGTAATTTCGAGGTATAAAATGAGAATTAAGAACAATGAACGGTATATTACCAATAAACAACTTAACAAAATACTGAAGTTTCTAGGTGAGGAATATAAACCCAAAGAAATTATTATTTGCGAAAATAGATTTGACCTTCTAAAATTAGGATTTCTTCATTGTTTATTAATGTTACTTTCATTAAGGATACTTCCTATTCTTATAGGTAAAGTCGAAGGTATTTATATTCCCTACTTTGATAAAGTGTGTGTCTTTATATTTGCTCAAGATTATGATGATTATAACTTTCATAGTAAACAGTTTTATTCTTTACATGCTTTATTGCACGAATTACGTCATTATTATCAATATATTAAGAAAACAGGCATTAGCGAATTAGATGCAGATAATTTTGCTACAAAGTTTTTAAACAATAACTCTCAAAAGATAAAAGAAATAATGGGTTGGAGAGATGAGTGGGAAGTTGAAGAGGAAGAATAGGAGGATTTAAAGATGAAAAAGACAAGGATTATTGAATATAAATATGATGAAAATGATATTAAAGATATTAGGTTGAAATTAATGAATATTATGGATATGATTGCTTATAAAGAATCTGAAAAGGAAATTATCGAGGACAAGATTCAAGAACTGATGAATGAATATTTTGATTTATAAACCAATTCAATATCTAGATTCGAAGGAGAGGTTTAAACATGATTTGTAAATATTGTAATGAAACTATGGAATTTGATTCAAGTGAAGGTATTGGATACAGTGAGATTCACCATTATAATTGTATTATGTGTGAATCAAGTGTTACTGTTCATGAGAATAGTCAAGAAGATGTTTGGATTCATGGAGGGAAATAAATCCGGCAATCCGAGGAACTTTAACTATTATTAGGAGGTTTTATTATGAAATCATTTAGTGATTTTAAGAAAGAATATTTTGATAATGTAAATAATAGTCATACATTTGCAATATTTAACAAAAACACAAATAAGTTTTTACAATACTATGAAATTGTAAAAGATAATGCAAATGATAAGTATCGTATATTTGTAATTCCGTTATCTTTTATAAGACCAGAATCATTTGATTCTCAAATAGAAGCTGAAGAATGGATAAAACAAAAAGACACTATTATTTCTAAAAAAGCATTTTTATCATATAATTTAGAAAAAATTGAAGAGTAATACTTTAAAACTTTGATTAGATGGGAAATTTGAGGAGGTAATAAGAAATGAGTAAATTAACATTAGCTGAATTTGAAGCAATTGATAGAATTAAAATTGACTCTTTAATATCTTTATTAATTGATAAAAATATTATTAATAAAACTGGATTGTCAATAATGATTAAAGATGAGATTGATAATCTTTTTGATTGTAGTAGTAAAGAAAAAATAAAAGCAGAAATTAACAAGTTTTTAACGAATCTTTAATACAAGGAGGAATCATTATGAAATTACTAAAATACTATCATTCAAAAACATTTCATTATGATAATGCTGAAGAAAGATTAATAAAGCTATGAAGGTTAAATATACTGCAATATTCGACGTAGAGAAAATTGATAGCAATGATAAGAAATTTAAGGTTAGTAAGAATGAATTTAAAGAAATTCAGAATTGTTTAGATTGTAATGTTTCTTTAGCAGTAAATGAAGGTATAGTAGCATGGAATGATGACAAAGATAGATACAGTAGTGTGGATGATGTTTGTTCAACATTGGAGATTATAAAGGACTAGTATACTAATTTTAATATAAAAGGAGAGATAAATAATGCCTAGAAAATACGATGTAAATAATATCAATCTACAAATAGATAATGTAGACTTTTGGAGTGCTCACACTGGGAATAAAGGTGGTATGAGAATTTATTGGAGCGCAGATATTGGATTTGGGCAACTTGATATTGTAAAACGTAGTGGCAATGATGGAGAGGATTTTGAAAGTCCTGAAGAAGAATTAATATTAACCGTAGATACTGAATGTATGGATCATGAAGATGATAAGGTTTTTATTGAAAAGATTTTTAGTTTATTGGGAGAGATGTTAAAAGTTGTTGGATAATTAATAAACGTGCAGTTCTTTTGATAAATTTTAAAGAATTATATTAGTTATTTGCATTAAATTTTATTAATTACATCTAATTAACATAATGAATAAAGGAGAAATAAAATGACAGAAGTTAAAGAAGGAAGTTTTCTTTGGGTAATGCAACAAGTAGCGAAATATGAAAGTGCTTTAGCCAGTTGTGCTATTGAAGGAAATGAATTTGGAAGAAAACATTTAGAAGCGATTAAGGGAATGGAATTGGTAGAGGAATATTTGTATTTGAAGAAAGTTTTTGATGATCTAGAAAAGAAGTATAATTAATCAAAATATATCAATTTTATACATAAACCTTAATAAATTTTAAAAATCAAAACCCTGTAAGCCGCATGGGAGTAAGGTTTCTAAAATCACAATATGGGTTGAAATGATCTTTTCATTAGGTTAAAAAGGAGAAATAATAATGCTTACAGACAAACAATGGAAACAAATTGAAGAAAACATTAATAATATGTCAGATGAAGAGTTTGCAGAAAAATTCTTAGTTGATAAGAATAGTATAAACAGTTCTTGGCATCCATCTAAACAAAATAGTTTCTATCTTTGTTGGTATTGTGGCAATGATGGCAATGCTCATTTATGTACAGATGGAATGGGCAGAGGATTTTGTCCAGAATGTAGAGAAAGAGCAGAGAAGGAATTTTTAGATTGGGAGAATCCAAAAAAGAGGAAGGACCGGTAGGATGAATGATAAAGATAATTTAATCAAACTTATCGAAACAATGGAAAAGGATATTAGTGAAATATTAGAAAATTTAGATAGTCCTGATCATATTAGAAAATATGCAACTTGTCTTGTGTTGGATATATGTCATCTAAGATTGATTGCTGAGAATGAATAAATCAAATATTTCGAAGAAAGGTCATGTTGTGAATGAACAAAAATAATTTTAAAGATATTAGTGTAGGAGATGTAATTAAACTGACACATATCTATAAATTTGACGTACTAAGAGATAATGATAGGTTGCATTCTAAAGTTGGTGAAATTTTCACAGACAGGGATTCTGGTTTTACTCATGTTGTAAAAATTACTAAAGGGTATGTTATCCTTGCGAACTATGATGGGCAATCTATTCCAAACGATAATTTTTATGTTATTAAAATGTACAATGGTGTTTTCACAGTGGTAAAAAATCATGTTGAAAATACAAAACGATGTGCAATATATTACAAAGAAGATTATTTTGGATATGTTGGCGAAGATGAAGATTATGTTTATCTGGCACATTATTCTGTTTATTGTGATGGAATTGGAGCTATGAGAAAAGTAAAGAAAAAGGAATATTATAAATACGCCATTAGTCTATATGATTTTGACTATGCTAAACAGTGTTACAATAAAGAATGGGGTTTAGTGGGTGAATTATTAGCATGAAAATTGTACTTAATTGAAATTGAGGAGGAAACTGATGATGAGTAAGGATGATCTTGGAGACCGTATGAAGGGCTATGAAGGTATTGAAAGACGATACATGGCTAAAAGGACACCAACATTGATTAGACTAGATGGTAAGGCATTCCACACGTTTACCAAAGGATTTCAGAGGCCATTTGATATGATATTAATGAAAACTATGTGGGATACAGCACAATACATTTGTAAGAATGTAATGGGTTGTAAAATTGCCTATACTCAAAGTGATGAAATTACTTTATTGCTTACTGATTACGATACTCTTACTACTCAGGCATGGTTCGATAAGAATATTCAAAAGATGGTTTCTGTGTCTGCAAGTATGGCAACTATGATTTTTAATAAAAGTTTTGTTACCAATTTAGACAAATGGATAGATGAATATGAAGACACTGAAGAAAATACTAAAATAACTAACTCATACCTAAGAGGAATTAATACTGCTATGTTTGATAGTAGAGTATATAATATTCCTAAAGAAGAAGTGTGTAATGCTTTTATTTGGAGACAACAGGACGCTACCAGAAATGCTATTCAAATGGTTGGTCAGGCAAATTTTAGTCATAAACAATTGCAAAATAAAACCTGCAATCAAATTCAAGAAATGTTATTTCAAGAGAAGGAAATCAATTTTAATGATTTGCCTACTTATCAAAAACGTGGAGCGTGTATTATTAAAGAACAATATGATAAAGATGGAGTTATGCGTAGTAGATGGGTAGTTGATGAGGATATTCCTATTTTTACACAGGATAGAGATTATATTGAGAAGTATTTGTAATTGTAAAAATAATCCATCTCTACAACTCGCCTGTAGCAAGGGTTTTAAAATCAATAATTACAATATTTTACCATAAAAATCAAATTTCATTGGATTGGAATATTAAAATAAATACTTGACAAACTACTCAATACCGATGTATAATAAATCATAAGGTTGATTTAGGAAAAACTTTTTAGATATTGAAAGGATGTGAATTGAAACATGGGGAAAGAGGTACATACATAACTAATTCAAAGTAATATAAATTCAATCTAAATTAATAAATAAAATTATGAAAGAAGGCAAATTTAAAAATGAAAACACGATATAATGAAATCGTAGATGTACAGGCAATTGGAGCACCACAAAACACTCGTAGTCTTAATGAAATTCTTGCAAAAGCAAATCAAGAAAAACTTCAACCTGCATCTAAAAACGTAGAGCAAATATTGGTAATTGGAATTGATATCCAAAATGATTTTTTAGAGCAGGGAGCTTTAGCAGTACAAGGAAGTTGTGCAGATACAGCAAGATTCACGCAATTCATCTATGATAACATGGATAAAATTGCTCAAATTGCAGTATCAATTGATACGCATAACCCATTCCAAATCTTTCATCCTTGTTGGTGGGTAGATACAAATGGTATTAATCCTACTCCATTCACACCAATTACTTTAAAGGATTTAGATGATGGAAAATGGTTTCCAGTAGTTGATCCAATTCGCTCCAGACGTTATGTTGAAGGATTAGAATCAAAAGGTAAGAAAAACTTATTAATTTGGCCTTATCATTGCCTTCAAGGAACTCATGGGGCAGCATTAGAAAATCAATTTGCTAACATGGTTTATTTCCATTCGGTTGCTAAAAAAACAATGGTTAATCGAATTGTAAAAGGGACAGATTGTTTCAGTGAGATGTATGGACTGTTCGCTCCTGAATTTGATGAAAAAGGATTTATCAACTTAGATGTTTTAAATAAAATAGCTAAATTTGATAAGATCGTAATCGCTGGCCAAGCTTCTGATTTTTGTGTATATGAAAGTATTAAACAATTACTAGAGTTCCACAAAAGTAATCCAGAACTCTTAAAGAAAGTTTATATCTTAGAAGATTGCATGTCTTCTGTAATGGATACACCTGAACAAAAAAAGATTAGATATGATGAGTTAAAGAAAATCTATAAAGTCAACATTGTAAAATCAACAGACTTGGTTCTGTAATTTAAAATCATAAATAAACCTAAAAATTAAAATATAAGAAATGAGGAATATTAAAATGACAGTAGAAACAATGGATATTTTAGGACTTGACGATATCGAGCAAGAAAACACTTCAATGGATGATCTTAATAGTGAAAACATTAATTTAATCTTTATTGCAATTGATGAATCCGGCTCAATGGGTGGATATATACAAGACATGAAGAAAAATCTTTCAGAGTTTAAAAGTGCATTGACTGACAGCAAAGAATCAGATGAGATGTTGGTAGCTAGAGCCAATTTCCACGACAGTAATATTGATATTGGTGGATATAAAAAGATTGAAGAATTTGATACATCATACAATGTTTATGGTATGACTCCATTATATGATGTAGTTGTAGAGGGAGCAGAGAAATTGGTTAATTATATGACATATCTGAAAAATCAAGGAATGCGTGTCAAAGCTGTATTCGCAGTATTCAGTGATGGAGAAGATACCAGTTCTAAAAATAGTGTTAGTCAAGCAAAAAATATTATCACAGACTTAAATAGTAAAGAGGTCACGACTGCATTCATCAGTTTTGGATCAAGTGCTATGAGAGAAGCAAAGAATATGCAATTCAAAAACATTCTTCAAGTTGGATCTTCTGCTAGTGAATTGCGTAAAGCATTTGATTGTCTATCTAAATCAGTTATTGAAAGTTCAAAATCTGTTGTTGCTCAAGCAGATGATTTCTTTACAATGTAATATATAATAATTTAATTGGCTAGTCTTGTTTGAAATATAGCAGGACTAGTCACAAATAGGAGGAAATAATGTTTATTAATAAAATTGGATATCTTCATTTAGAAAAAGGATTGAATTGTCAAGATTTTGGCTTTGAGAGTGACAAGCATAAATGTATAATGGATGGTTGCTCAGAAGGTAAACATAGTGAAGTTGGTGCTAAATTATTTGCACATATGTTTTTAAAAGGATTAGATCCTATTGAATGTTTTGAAAAATTATCTGAAATATTTCCTAATTACGAGGATATAAGAGACCATATGTTATTTACAGTATTATTTGTTTCACAAACTGATGAAGAATACATAGTTGATATTTGTGGTGATGGATACATAATCAAACAAAAACATGATGATTCCATTGAATATGAAAAAATTGGAGAAGGTAATACTCCTGAATATTTTGCTTATAATTTTGTTTCTCAAGACCATTTATCTAAGTATAAAGACGGTGTTGAAATTAAGCGTCACTTCTTATCTAAACAAGAATATAAGGCCGTAGGAGTGGCATCTGATGGCTTAGAATACATTCTTAATAGTCCATTTAAAGATGAGTTTGAAAGATTATTATTAGGAAGAAAAGAATTTGCAATAAGAAGATTAATTAACCGTGAGCATAAATATTTCAAGGATGATATTTCAATAGTAATTTGAGGTGAAAGTAAATGAATGTAAGTGCCAAAATTCTAAAGCAAACTCCATTGGCAGAAGGTGGAGAAGGAATTATTTATGATTTGGGAGATAATGTTCTTAAAGTTTATAAAGATTCCGTCAATAAACAAGAGAAATTAAAGAAGATTAAGTTGTTAATGACCAAATCTTTACCTTCAAATATAATTAAACCTATTGATATTGCTTATGATTCACAGAAGAAATTCATTGGTTATATCATGCCTAAAGCAGAAGGTGAAGATGTTAAGAAATTAGGAAACAAGAAATATGTAAAAGTAAACAATATTACAATTCAAAATATTAGTAAATTGGCATTAAGGATTAAAGAAACACTATCTATTCTACATACTCAAAACATTCTTATCAGTGACTTAAATGATAGCAATATATTATTTACTAAAGACTTTGAACCATATTTTATTGATGTAGATAGTTGGTCTATAGACAATATTAATTGTACTGTTTGTATGGAAACATTTAAAGACCCTAAATTAGTTTCCAGTAATTTTACTAAAGAGACTGATTCGTTTTCATTTGCTGTGTTGTTATTTAAGATGTTGACAAGACTTCATCCCTTTGGAGGAACAATGAATCCAGATATGGATATTATTCAAAGGATGAGTAAGGGTATATCTGTCATAGAAAATACAAAAGTTATTGTACCTAAGAATATTAATAAGTGGGAATTCATGTCTCCAAAATTACTTACAGATATGAGGAGTATTTTTGAACAAGGTAAAAGGTTTTTGATAGATCAAAACTTAACGGATTTTATTACTAATTTAAAACTTTGCAATATTCATGGAGATTATTATTATGGAAAATATAAAACTTGCCCTATATGTGATGGCAATGCTGTAATTGTTCAAGTTCCTACTAAAGTAACTGGTAATGGGTCTATTCCATATATCATTTTAATTGCTTCAAATGGTGTAAAAATGGTTTTAGGTGTTGACACATTTATTGATGAAAATGACTTTATAGTTCATAGCAGGTCAAAAAAGAAAGTGAAATTAATTAATAGTAATAAATATTACTTTTCTAACGATGGAGATATTACTTTTACAGTTTCAAATTTAGATATTGGAGTTAGTAATCAAAAAGGAACGTATATATTTGAAAAAATTAATAAGAGTAATATTGTCGTGAAGAATGATATTGTTTACTATATTAATTCAAGTTGTAATCTTATGGAATTAACCGTAGGGTATATTGGAAACTCTTTAAGAGTAATAACTAAAACATCTTTTAACTCATTTTTTGAAGTACATGATAAGGATAATTATCTTGTATGCAATATTTATGATGGATTCAAAATTGTTAATATTAGTGGTTACAATTATCAGATCAATGACAATGATAAAATTATTAATTATGGTATGCATTTTGATGATGTTAAGAAGAGATGGTTATTCATTATTGAAGATGACAAAGGCAACTTCAAGACATTAATTTTTGATAAGAATAATGTTATTTATAGTAGTGATTCAATTAGGTATCAAACTGATTTAGGCAACTTGTGTTTTAGTGGTGGGATAATTTTTAGTCCTAGTGATAAGGTTATTAGAGGATTTGGGTTTGAAAAGAATGTCTATAAGGATTTTGCTTGTGATGTAGTTAATGATGGATCTAAATTAATTAGAGAAGGTAGTAAGTTTATTGTGGTTAATGAGAAAGAAGTTTATAGATTGGGATAAAATATTTTAATAAAAGAGAGGAAGAAAGTAAAAATGAGAGTATTTTTAGGTGGGACTTGTGCCAATAGCGAATGGAGAAAAGAATTAATTCCAATGTTGAATATTGATTATTTTAATCCTGTGGTATCTAATTGGACTCCTGAATGTCAAGATGAAGAATTAAGACAAAGAGAAGAATGTGATTATGTGCTTTATACTTTGACAAGAGTTTTTAGTACATATTCAATCGCTGAAGTTGTAGATGATAGCAATAAAAGACCAAGTAAAACTATTGTGTGTATTACAAATGAAAAATTAAAAGATGGCAAGTTAGCCATGAGTAGTCAAGATATTAAACACTTAGATGCAGTAGGACGTTTAGTAGAGAGAAATGGTGCATTATATTTTAAATCATTAACCGAAGTTGCAAATTACTTAAATAATGTGAATAAAGATAAAGGAGTGAAATAAGTGCGTTCAATTTTATGTATATTCTTTCCTCATAGATGGATATATGTTGGCTATGGTTTGTATCAATGCACAAGATGTAAGGCAACGAGTGTTGGAACTACTAGGGGATAAATGAGTTATTTTCTGGGAAATTAGAAAGGAGTTAATGCTTTGAAAGTTAAGGAAATATTTAATATTGAAAAAAAATGAAATGCGAGAAATATTAATAAAGTATTTGTCTCAAAAGGGTTTTAACAATATTACAAGTCTAAAGATTACTATTGGTAGTGATCATTATCATGATCTTATTAGTGGATGTGGTTATATAGGTATGGTTATTGATGTTGAAAATACTAAAGAGATTAATTAGTTTACTAAAAGAGAATATCCGTAATTGGTTGCAAGAAAGGGAGAATAAATATGAAAGAAATACCAAACTGTAAAATATGTCAATTGAAATGTTGTGGATGTCAAAGTTATGAGACTTGCTTAATGCGTAAAGGTGAGAATGGTCATAGGATAGAAGATTGTACATTCATGGCAAGTAAATATTATTTGCTTACTGAGTATTTGAGCTATGATAAAGGTTTAAATATGAGATTATGTAATTACGATGAAGTGTGTAAAAGTTTGGTAGAAGCGTGGGAATAGGAAGGAGTGATTAATATGCGAGAAATTAAAATTGAAGTATCATTTATAATTCCAGAATTAAATTTATCTGAAAAAGAACAAGGGTATTTAAACCAACTTATTAAAGAAGTATTAGAAAGAGAAGGCAATGTAGGTTTATTTATTGCGTTAGAAACATATTTGGGTAGATAAAAGAATAGTTTTAAAGGGCAAGAAAGGAGGATAATTTTAAATGGGAATAAAAATTCAATTAAAAAGTGGAGCAGTACATAATTATCCTGATGCCAAATTAACTAAGGAATTTTTTGAAGATTGGTTGTTAAATAGTAAAACTTCTTTTAATGCTTTAGAGAATGATAATACGTGTGTTATTTATAGAATTTCAGAAATAGAAAGTATTCAAATAGAAAAGTAAAAGGAGTGAATTAAAATGAGTAACATATGTCATTCTTGCGGAGAAGAACTTCCATTAGATCATGCTTGTAAAATAAGAATTGAAGAAGACGGTAATATTTCAAGTTATCATATTTATTGTCCAGAACCTAAAAAGTGTCCTGATTGTGGTTATCATAGAAATGTTTGTGAAGAATGTTGTGAATAAAATATATAAATAGGAGGAGAATTTAATTATGTGTGAGAATAATAAAGGACATAAGCATATTACGATTAATATTTTACCTCAACATCCTGGAGCTTGGTTTTGTATAATGTGGATTGGAATATTTTTTGCTTGTGCATGGGGAGGGAAATAAAATGAGTTTAGCAGATTTAATTAAAAATTGTAAAGATAGAGAAGTATATAAAGCTACTTTTGCATTAAATGAGCATTGGTTTATTACTAAAAGAGCAGGTTTTATTTGGTATTGTGATGAATATGGAAAAGCATTTGAAGATATGTCAGCAGTACCTTTGACTTATAGTAATTTAAGGGCTGAGTATGAATTGGTTTAAACACTAGAAAAATAATATTCAGAAAAAATAAAAGGATGTGATTATAATGTAGAAATAATTTTATTTGTCCACGTATATTGGACAAAATTGGTGGCATAATATAGTCACAAGGGATAAATAAAAAAGGAGTGATTATATTATGCAAAATGTAATAAATAAAGTTCAACAAAGTAATCAACCACAACAATTAATTAGAGGTGGGATTTACATTGTAAATCTTCCTAATATTGGAGGGTCGATCCAGTCAAAGCAACGCCCTTGCGTTTTGGTATCGAACAATTCCTGTAATAATTTCAGTCCAGTTTTACACGTATGTCCTCTTAGTTCAGCGACTACTAAGAAAAAATTACCTACTCATATTTTGGTCGAAAGAAAAAATAGCGGGCTTTTAAAGGACAGTATTGTACTTTGTGAGCAAACAATTCCTGTAAATAAGAGTGATATTATGAATCAAGTTGCGTTTTGTAATGAAGAAACTATGTTGAGAATTTCAAAAGGAATTAAGATTCAGTTTGCTTTGGAATGATATAAATAACTTATTACACAAGATAAATTATAATTAAAAAAGGAGAGATATAATTATAAAATGATCGAAACAGTTTGCTTTGCCTTTGCATGGGCCAAAATAAATAAATATAAACTATTGCCAATATTACGTCATTGGAATATTTACCCTGTCATATTTATGGTTTTATTATATGTTTATCTTGAGTCTATGATATGGCAGGGAGATTATTCTTTAGTCAAATACGCTAATATTTTTAAAGGAACTTATTTATTTTGTTTTTTAATTTTGTCAGTACACTATAATATAATGAAAATTTTCTTCTGTTCAATACCCCTTGTATGGTTAGGTAGTGCGTTAAATACAATAGCAATAAATGCCAATTTTGGTAAGATGCCTGTATTTTTTTCGAATTCGTGGGCAACTGGATATGCGAAACATGATATGTTTATTGAAGCGTTAAAATATGGAGACTTTCATATAATGGGAAATGAATTTACAAAAATGATACCTTTATGTGATGTGTGGGATTTCGGATGGTGTTGTATGTCACCAGGAGATTTAATATTTAGATCGTTTGTATTTATAATTATTTACAATTCAATAAAATCGTCTAATCAAATACATATAATAAGTAAAATATAAAATTATTTCTTGACTTATAAGCTTTGTATTGGTATAATTATCCTAAGATAAATAATAAGAGATAGGGAGTAGATACATATGCAAAGTATATTTAATGCCTTGTTAAACATGTTTTTTGTGAGTTTACCGGAAGAACTTTTTGTAGTAGCAATAGTATTAATAGGTATAGGTAGAGATGATTTATTAGATCTCAGAATGTGGAAAGATAATATAAGATGGGTCGCTTTACCAGCAATCGGAATGTCTTTTATAGTAAGTTTTGCAAGATTAACAAATATTTCAAAATCTCTTATCCAAATAATTGGTATACTAGTATTATATTTATTAACCTTGGTTGTTATTAAAAATAATAATTTACTTCAAGAAAAAATTAAATATTTTAAGGCATTATTTTATACAATATTAGGGATTTCCATTATTTCAATATTAGAATGCTATTGTCCATTGATATTATCACTCACAAAAACAAATATCTTATACATAAACGAACATTTTATTTTAAATTTTTTATGTGCATTGCCAGCAAGAGTAATAGAATATTCTATATTGATATATTTACTAGTAAAAAAGAGCGACGATGTAAAAATTAAGTTATTTGATATAATACTAAAAAATAGTTTCTTAAAAAGATCAATGTTTAGTTTATTAATAGGCATAATGATTACAATGATTTACTTAATTAAACTTATAGGAATAGATTTAATTTTAATAAATTTGTCGTTTTTTGAACAATTAATTATAGTAGTTATGATGTTTATTATTCCGACGATTACTATAACGTTCATATTATTAATTGTTAATTATATTCTAAAAGTAGAAAAAAGAATACGCCAGACATACGAAAATCTTGCTATACAAGATGTCGTAATGGATGATGTAGAAAATGACAATAAAGGAGGTGAATTTTAATGAAAAACAAATATACTATTCTTGCAGGATGTCTTATCACAATTGCTACAGTATGCTCCTTATGTTTAGCTTCCGCAATGTGGACATATCAACCTGAAACCCTAAAATGCTTCGAGTAAGCACATATTACATATAGGGAAGGCTTCGGTCTTCCCTATAACCATAAAATAATGATAAAAAAGATCAAATATATGTTGACATACGCATCCATTATAAGATATAATTATATTATTAAATATACGACATTGAAGTATATTATCTTATAAAAATAAAAAGGATGTGTATTATTATGTTTAACAAATTAATTACTAGAAAATCTAATACTGAGGAAAATACAATGAAGGATTTTAAGAAATTGGCAAATTACGTTATGCTTGCAAAAGGGAATAGATCAATAGATAATTTTGCAGCAGATTGTAAGGTTAGTGGGGATTATATGGAGGGTGTAATTAAAGCTAAAATTCCTACATACCCAGATATAACATTTCTTAAAGTTGTTTCTGATAATTCTCAAAACAGGGTATCATTTAAAGATTTAACGTTGGCGTGTGGATTTTCAAATTATACCAATAATGATTTAGAACAAATAAAAAATATTCAAATTCAAAGAGGTGGTATCTATTTTTGTAATTTTTCCGACAGAGGAATTGATTCAGAGGTAGTGGGGCATCGCCCTGTTTGCATTATCCAGAACCCTATAGGAAATGCACGAAGCAGTAATACTAAAGTCCTCACAATCACTTCTCGCAGTAAGGCAAAAATGCCTACGCATATAGAAATTAGCAGTAAAGAATATCCTGGTTTGAGATGTGATTCTATTATTTGTTGTGAACTAGAAGATACAATTAGTAAAAGAAGATTATTATCTGGTTCAGGAGTAGTAGAAAAGATAGCACAATGTTCTCCAGAATTGCTATTACGTATTTCTGTTGCTGTAGCTAAAGCAGATGGAGTAATTGACTTAAATGTTCCAGAAAAAGTTGCTATTGAAGCTTTAATTAATTTAAACAGAGGATCGCAAAGAACATTTCAATATCAAAATAATTATAACACAGGGAGGCAAGTTGCTTTTGCCTAAATTGAAAGGAGTTTAAAGGAGTTTAAATGAATTTAATTCAAATTATATCAAATAATTTAGCTCATAAAATGGTAAAGAAAGTGCCGTTAGATCAAATTGAATATGCTTGGGGATGGGTTACAGGATTATTCCCTCAATTATCTAATAAATTTGATATAAAAAAAATTAAAACCACCGAAGAACTTATAGGTGTATATAATCTTGCACTCATGGTTCCTGTTGGAGCAGTATTTAAGGGTTTATCATTAATTATTTTATCTTTAATTTTAGGAGTTTTTTGGCAAGTTATTGTAGTAGTTTTAACTTTTATGTCTTTAAGATCAATAGCAGGGGGAGCACATTTTAGTTCATATGTTAAATGTGTAATATTTTCTTTAATTCAGTTCCTTGGAATAGCATTAATTGAAAAATATACATTTCAGTATTGGTCGCAAACTAATATCTATTCTCTGTTGTTCTTATGTGTCTTAACGGCACTATATATAATTTATCGATATGTTCCAAGAGATACTGAAAATAAACGCATTACAGACTGTTTAAAAAGATCAAAATTTAAAAGATTGTCATTGTATTATATCTTAATATGGGTAATATTAATGATAATCTTTTCCTTTTTTGATATAAAAATAATTGTAGTATCAAGTTGTTTTGGATTATTGTTGGAATTATTTAGTTGTAGCAAATTAGGACGTTTCGTCTACGATAAATTAGATCAATAAATTTTATAATAGAAAGGAGGTGAGTATCTTAAATTTAAACATAACTTCATAAAATAAAGAAGAGATGGGGTATTTTATTATATCATATGTAAGAAATATAAAATATAGAGTGGTTATTTATTGATAATATATAAGATTGATTTTCCAAATGGTAAAGCATACATTGGACAAACCATACATGATTTAGAACATAGAAAAACAGGTCATAGAAATTCCTATAAAAATAAAAATAATATTATTCATAGAGCAATTAGGAAATATGGATGGGATAATATTATTTGGGAAGTAATAGATAATACGGAAGATATTAATGAGTTAAATGAAAAAGAAAAATATTGGATTAAATATTACAATACATATATAGGATTAAAAAATGCAAACGGATATAATATGACGGAAGGAGGTGGTGGCAGATCTGGATACTCTTATTCAGAAGAAGATAAACAAAAGATGAGTGAAAAAAGAAAAGGAGAAGGTAATTCGAATGCTAAAATCACTGAAAATTTAGCAAAAGAAATAAAAATAAGGTTAGCAAGCGGCGATAAAATAATAGATATAGTAGAAGAATTTGGTGTTAATAAAAAGATAGTTCACCACATTAAATATCTTACATCGTGGAAACACTTATTACCAGTATTAAATGATTTACTTAAAGAAGAGACATCGTATAATATGTCAGAGGATATTGCTAGAGACATAAAAATAAGGTTATCACAAGGAGAGAAGGTAAATGATTTAGCATCAAAGCATAATGTATCAAAGGACGCCGTCAGACAGATCAAAAATTTAAATTCTTGGAGAACTTTATTACCAGAATTAAATGATGTAAAATACATAAACGTTCCCAGAGTAGTAAGAAGGATTAATAAAAATAATAATGAGCCGATTTTATTTTAAATATAATAAATAAAAATACTTGACAAACAAAAATAGTGAATGCTATAATTACAAATAGAAACATAAATAATTAAAAGAAATCAAGCATTCTCCTTGACGTATCGGCATATTATATATTATAATAGCATTGCGTATTACTAACCAATACATAGCAACATATATATGTTGCTGATAGTCAAAGGAGGAATTATTATGAAAAAAGACCGTCAAGTTCTTGAGGATGTTCTTGATTTGGTAATTGAAGATTATTCAAATGACAACAAAGTTATGGAGCAAGTAATAATTAAATTGCTAGAAAGAGGTATTCCAAGAGGTAGAACAACTGGTATATTTACTAAAGCCATTCCTTTGGTTTATGTGTCAGAAACAGAATTATGCCTATTTACAAAGTATCTCTATGGATATACTTGCAAACCAGAAATAAATCCAGATGAATATTTTACTGAAATTGAATTGTCTTTTGCTGAAACATACCAAAAGTTAGAAAAAGAAAAAGTTAAATATATTCTACTTCATAATGTTGATCAAATTAGCACAACTCAATTTTTATGTACTAAAGACACTTATCAAAATGTCGGGGTTTATATGGGAAATGGTTTATTAACTTATAACCCAAATACTCAAAGACAATTGTTAAAAAGAAGAAGTGGCGACAAGATTATTGAATCGATTAATGTTGGTGGGAAAAAAGTTACAGAAATTACGTCATCAATGTTAGATAATACTTTTTGCCCAAACGCTATTATATGGAATATTAGAAAGATAAATGGACAAGAGAAATTTAAATATGATGCTAAAACCAGAACTTTATTAATTGAGCCAGATAATACTACTACATTTGTTGATATAATTGATGGTGCAAATCGTACCTGTGGTATGGTAAAAGCAGTTGAACTTAAACCGGAAATTGATAGAGTTACTTCAATATATGTTCATCATGTCACGGAGGAACGCGCAAATCAAATAATAAAACAAGAAAGTTTGGCTGCCCCAATTCAAACAGAATGGGTTGATTTTAAAGATACAGCCAATCCGAACATGGAAGTAGCTAAAGCCATAAATGATCATCCAAGTAAAAACGACATGTTTAATCGTATAGCATTGAATGAGAAAGAACTAAAAATCGAGAACAAATTGATGACATTTGATACATTGTCAAAAACAATTGAATTTATTTATGATCTTAAAGAAGAGCCAGCTATTAGAACAGAAGAAGTTGAGAATGAACTTATTGAAATATTTAATAATGTTATTGGTCTACATCATTCTAAATTCAAAGCAGAATTATCAAATACTAGAGAATTAACGTATATGTCACATAATAATATGTTTATGGGGTATGCTATTTTAGGTAAAATGCTTAAAGATAAACATGGTGACGATTGGAAACCTGAATTTGTAAAAGTTTTAAAATCTTTAGACTTCAATAAATCAAATAAGATTTGGAAGAAAATTGGCATTGAAAATAACGTCAATTTACCAACATTTAAAAAGATTTATGAATATTTCAAAGATATTGTTTCTCAATATGAAAAGGAGGTATCATAATGTCATTTACTATTGAAAGAACATTATTTAATGAAGAGCAAAAGAATCGTTTTCTTGATGAAAAATATCCAAATGAAAGCACTCGGATGACAAATACCTCAATTTTAAAAAACGTTAGCAGGTTCGAACATGAGAAAAACAAAGACCTGTGCAAGTTTAGTTACGAAGAGGTAAAAGAATTACTAATTGGAATGAAAAAGAAAAGTATTAAATCATTAGGCGTTGCTTATACAATTATTATGCAATATTTAAATTGGTGTTTATTTAATCACTATAGTTCCATTAATGTTCTTAAACTAGTTGACAAAAAAGAAGATTTGCCGAAATATATTCATCAAGTAGCTCAAAAACTTTCTTATATTACTAGAGAACAAATGTATGATTATTGTGATATGCTTTATAATTACGCTGATAAGTCAGTAGTGGCATTATTATTTGAAACTGTAAGGGGAAGACCAATTAAAGATCATACTTTTGAAGAATTAAGAAATATTAAAAAGACCGATCTTATTCCTGAATCAAATACAATTATTGTTACTAGAGATCCTTACGGTGAAATCTTGTTCCCTCAATCAAGGCCGATAACTGTAGATCCTAGAACTATGGAGATTTTACAAATGGCTTGTTTGGAAGACACTTATCATAAATTAAATGGTTTAGATGATGGTAGATTTGCCGTTTTACCAACAAAAGATACTCCATATATTTTACGTACAATCGGAAGGAAGAATAATACTGAAGAAAGGATAACTGTAGGAAATATTGGTGCAAGGTTTAAGAACTTTAGACAATATACTGGAATTAGATTCTTAAATCCTACCTTAGTATTTCAATCTGGATTACTGGACAGATGCTTAAAGAAAGAAAATGAAGTTGGAGAATTGACATCAGAAAATTTTAGACAATTATTTAGAGATTTACAATTAGATGAAAGGGGTTGGCAAGGATTAAAAGAAATGTATGAAACATATAAACAAACACAGTCTATAGTCCCAAATTAATGGGACTATAGACTCAATCCACTTAAATTGAAATGGTGTGATAGTATTAAAATAATTATATAGTATTTTAAGTTATATTGTCGAAATAACATATATAAAAGATTAATTTTTGTTTTGCTATTTTGTAGACAAAGTGGGATAATGTAATTAAGCAAAGGGCGAATACATGTTCCCAAAACAAGCTTAGAGAGGATCAAACGTTTGGTTTTACTAAAAAATTATAGAGGAGAAGATGGAATGACAGAATTAAAAGTATTTACACTTAAAGACAATGAAGGAAATTATGTTGGGCCTAATTCAGTTTCATATGATAAACAAAGTGGAAAGAATATCTATTCTTATTCTGAGCAACTTACAAATGGATACTATACATATACGGATAAATTAGATGCTGAAATAAAATTGAAGTCTCTTCAAGATAAGGGAATGAAAATAAAATTTGTAATTACCTTCCATATCGAAAACATTGACATGTTAGAAGTTTTAAGAAAAGAGAATAAGATGGGCAATATCAAATCTTGTCCGTTTAAACACATAGAGATTAGGGAAAGAACAATTAATTCTCCTATGTTTAATTTTAATGGAACTAAAAGTGCTATTACTGATTACAGAGAGATGCGTAAAGTTGGGGTGTAAACCCCTTTCTCCTAGTTGTTAAATCTTAAAATAATATTGAGCAGAAAAGAGTGTTTAGATGAGGATGAAATTTATTGTTCCAATGGTATTATGTTCTCTAGTAATTAATCAAGGGACTATCATTAAGGGGAATCCGAAAGGTTTATCTAATATAAACCATATAAACATTACTAATTCAAATATCCTTGAAAAATTTAGAGAGGTATACATATTGCCGAAAGAGATAAATATTCTAATTAATGAAACAAATAAAAAACCAAATTATGAAATTGCATTATCTGAAAAATATCAAAATCTTGTTTATGAGCTTTGTGTAAAAAATAATTTATCTTATGATATGGTTTTATCAATTATGTATCAAGAAAGTAGATTTAACCCAAGAGCAATAAATCATAATACTAACCATTCAATAGACATGGGATTATTCCAACTCAACAATAGATTTATTCCTACGCATCGTGAGAGAGCCATAAAGTATTGTTCTTTGCCTAAGAATACATTTTTCGATGTATGGAGTCCAGATCATAATATAAGGGCTGGAATAGGCAATATTATTTATCTCCGAGATTACTGGAAAACACAAAGAATTACGGATGAACATTCTTTAGAAGTCAGGATAGAAAATAGTCTTCAATTAGGATTATATGGTTATGAAAAGACAATTAAACAAACAGGCAGAATTAGTAGAGAATATGACCGTTTAATATCAAAGAATAAAAATTTATTAATTAAAAATTATACTTTATTGTAAAATACCCATTTTACCTCTCTCATGCTCTATATATCTCACTCATACTTCCATTTACCACCCAATCCAATCAACCAAATAAAAACACGATTTTAAGTTATAATTTTTTAATTAATATGTAACAAATTTACAAAAATAGAATATCATAAATTAAGAAATAAAATATATAAATGAAAGAAGGAAGGAATTTAATATGGCAACTATATCAAGTATCACAGACTTTCCTGTAAAGAATGATTACAACGCAATGATTGGTTTAGAATTTCGTAATCTTAAAGATAGAATTGCTAAGACTGAAGTATTAGAAAGAGAAATGCTAAGAAAAAGAAAATTAGAGAAGAGAGATTTTAGAATTACTTATAAGGATAATGGGATGTTATATTGTGAATTTTGGGATAAATCAATTTATTATTAATACATACATAATATAAGGCAAAAATTAAATATTCTTAACCCACTGAATTTTCAATCTTAGTTCGTATAAGTCATTAAATGAACAAACAAAATAAAGAGAAAAGAGAGTGAAAATAATATGAGAATCACTAAAAAAGTAACAAAAGAAGTAGACGAGGTAGTGGCTACTCAGTGTCATAAATGTGGAATATGGTATGAATCAAATCATAATGACACAACTCAATCCTTTCATATCGAATTTAATCAAGCAAGTAAATATGATTTTCCTTGGGATGTGACATTATGTGAAACATGTTTGGAAAAAATAGTGAAAGAATTTTTAATAGTACCTGATAATTTTATGGGCGAAAAAGCATATGTCCCTGCTTTTATTTCAGACCATGCATTACATCAATCTTTGTTCGATGAATGGAAATTAACAAATGAATGGAATTATGATGATAATCCTTGGAAAAGTTATTATGGTGATTGTAATTCGAATCAAGAATTTGAAGAGTACGAAGAGTATGAGGAATACAATGAAGAAATTTCAGATGCAATAGAAGATAGGAAACCATTACATACCAATTTAAGATTAGTAAAGTAATAGGAATTTTAGATTTTGTTGTATAAAAAGGAGAATTAAATGAAAAAACAAAATGAAGATAAATATCTCCCATACACTAAAAAAGATTTTAGAAAATATTGGTGTGATCCAGAATCTAACTTTAAAACATTACAACCTTTTGAAATAATTAGGCCATTCACTGAAGAAGAAAAGTTAGATTGGACAAAAGGTGAGGACTATAATGAAGAAGTATATTTAGTTAAAAGTTTTAATGAGCGAGGATTAGTAGATGAATACTGTGCCTCTGATAGAGATATTCTTATTGAATGTGAAATAGATTCAGAAACATGGAGAATATGTTTAATTAATATGCTTGACGGAATGGAATATTGTGAAGATGATATTCTAGATTTTATAAAAGAATGTAAAATTGAACAGTATATTAAAAAACATTGTTAGAAAGAAGGAACAAATAAAATGTTAATCAATCAAATTAAATCAGATTCTCTAATCGCTCGTAAGGCACGACAATCCAACACGGCAACATTATTAACAACTCTATATTCTGAAGCAAGCATGATAGGAAAGAACGCAGGAAATAGAGAATCTACAGATACAGAAGTGCTGCAAGTCATTGAGAAGTTTTTCAAGAATGCAAATGAAGTTAAAAATATTCTTTTAAAAAAGAATAAAGATATTAGTCATATTGAAAATGAAATTTTAGTTTTGAGTAGGTATTTGCCTCAAAAAATGAGTTATGAAGAACTTGGTCATATTATTAGAGGAATAATAAAAGGATTAACATTAACGGAAGACAAATCTCCAAAATTAATGGGAGAAGTTATGGGTATGCTCAAGATATTACACGGTGGTGAATATGATGGTAAAATGGCAAGTGAAATTGTAAAGAAGGGATTGAGTAATTAATTATGATATTAAACAATGAGGAATTAATCAAACTAAAAGTTTTGATTTTGGGTCAATTAGATGAGGAAGACAATAATAATTGTATGGAATGTACACCAGAAAATCCATCATGTAATTGCAACCTAATTAGTGCATGTAATAGATATGGTTCATTTAATTTTGTAGATGGAGCGAATGATATGGTTAGAGATTTATTTGATACTATTGAAAGTTTGAGAGATCAACTATTTGAAGAAAGAAGGAAATAAAATACTAGAACAAATTATCAAAGATGAAATCGACACTATTATTCAAGAAAAAGGATTAGAACAAATCATAAAAGACATTGTTCGCAGTAAAATGTCTAATGAAAATATTCAACAAATAATCGAAATGGAAATAGACAAATTATTACCAGAAGCAATTGCAGAAAGTGTAAAATATCAACTTCTAGACAACGGAGCAGTTCACGATATGGTTTATGATAAATTAAAAGATATGGTTAGAGATAAAATTTCTGATTGGAAATTATAGAAAGGTGGTGAAAAAAACAATGAGAAATCCAAATAGAATTGATGAAATCATTGAAGCATTGCGTGATTGTTGGAAACAATATCCTGATTTAAGATTAGGACAATTGATTTATAATTTAAATAAATCTGGAAATAGAGATGTGTTTTATCCAGAAGATGACAAATGGTTAGAATGGATTAAGGAGAGCGTTTAATATGTAAAGGAGGATAATTGAATGAAAAAATTAACTATCCTCCTAGTTGCTACAACCATAATCACAGCAAATATTTATCTAAAATATCACAATCTATCCGTACCAAAACCTATTACAACAGAACAAATGCAATTAGGAGATTATCAAAAAGATATTGAAAGAACAGCAGAATTAAATAAAATGCAAGACCCAACCATAATCCAAAACGAAATAAGAAAGGTAGGTGAAATTAATTCTCTTAAAGGTAAATATAAATATCTTAGTAAAATATCAAATAAGGATAAAATATTTGATAAATTCACACTGAGAGAAATTACATTAGACTTCGAATATAATTATGGAATTGGAATAAATAGTCTTGAATACATAAGAGTTGTAAAAATAAAAGATGGCGTCGCATACATAAGCATTCCTAAAAATCGAATCCAACTTATTTACATGGAGCAAAATATGCAAAACTCAAAAATTATAAATGAAAATAATATGTTTCTATTCGATCAATTCAGTCCAAATGATACTCAAATATTATCAGCACAAGCACAGCAAAATGTTGTTAATGCGATTGGAAAAGATAAGAAACTATTTGATACTGCTATGGCTAATTTACAAGATGTGGTAGAAGGATTGGTTATTAGTCTTGGATATAAACAAGTTGTATTTGAGATTATTTAATAAGGAGTGTGAAAATAATGTTTGCTGTATTAATCATTATATCTGCAAATGTATTTATTGCGTATTGCTGGATTAAAAATAATCCAAATGGGTGTACGGGTAATAAAAGAAGAGGGAGATGTGTATAAAATGACTCATATGGATTGCTATGGAAGATGTAATGAGAAACAAATATTGTGCCAAATGTGTAAAAGAATTGAAGATAACATGTTTAATTCTTGTAAAAGTAAAACTCAATTTGAAACTGATATGTTCTTTAAGATAAAAAAACATTATGATAAATTGTCAATATTATAGCACAGCATGGGATGAAACAACTGAATTTGATTGTTGTCACAAAAATGGTAATGGTTATGGAAGACATGCAGACGAATGTAATCCTACGTTAGAATGTGAACGATATAAACGAAAGGAAGATTAAAATGTTAAAAGATAAAACAAGTTATTGTTCTAATAAAATAGAAGAATTAGAGTATCTAAAAGATGAAACCATTAAAGGTATCTTACAACACGATAAAAAGACATTAATATTATTAGAAAGTGGATACGCTTTTTGGTTTAATCAAAATGGAGCATTTTCAATTGAAACTCCTAATGAAGTAAATAAAATATTAGACAATTATAAAGGTAAATTGATTGCAACTAAAAAATCAATTGAAAATATACTTAAATTAGCAGGAGAATAGAATATGAAAATTAAATGGGAATTATTTAAACTAAGCATATAAAGTAAGTTGTTTAAAGTATTATCAATACTTATTAAACTATTTGGATGGGTATTAGTTGGATTGATATACACAATAATTTTCGGAGGAATATTAGCATTATTTGCAATACCAATTGTATTGTTGTTTAAATTAATCTAAATTGTTTAAAAAAGGAGAAATTTTATGTTTAATCCATTAAGATTATTGTGTTACTTTTAATATTCATAACTTTAAATTGTTGCAAATGAATGGTAAATATAATACTTTTTATTGCAAATGGTGTGATGAAGAATTAGTGCAGAAAATTAAAAGTAAAGAAGTTTAAGACGATTACTTAGTTAAATAATAAATCAATATGCCTATAAATGGGGTAGCAATAATTGTTAAACCTAGAATTATAATCACAATTCTTCTAATATTCATAGCATTATACATTCCTTGTTTTTCTAATTAAAAAGACCCTGCCATAAAAGCAAGGTTTTAGATTTAGGACGAGAATGAATTTAGTACGAGATTATCATGTCCATATAATCAGTAATTATGCAGTAAGGAGTGAAACAAATAATGAAATGCATTAAAGAAAATTGTAGAATGCCATATATGTCAGGAAATACTGGTTTCTGTCATGAACTAGAAGCCTTTATCTTTGGAGAAAATCCAGAATGTCCTTTACCAGATAAAATATTGCAAATGGAAAAACAATTGAGAGAATATAATTGCATTATGGATAAAGTAATTGTTTTTCATGCTAAGAATAAAGAAGGAGTAAAATAAATGAGAGCAGGTAAAAGAGGAATCGAATTAGATCCTAACGATTGGTACGATAATTTATATTGGTTTGAGGATGAACCTGATGTATTTGAATTTATGGAAGAGAATGAAGATAAGATTAGAAAGTATGCAAAAGAATACGGTTTAACAATTAAAGATAGTATTGATATTATGTACAATTTAAGAATTAGTAAATAACCGAAATGAAAAATTTAATTTAAAGGAAATTAAATCAATATGCGAATGAGAAAAAGAAATTATATAGGTAGTGTGATGTATTTAATATACTTAGATATTCGAAGACCATTTAGAAAGATATTTGGTTATTGTAATTATTGTAATAAGTATTTTCTTTATCCTCAAAAAAGACATATGAATACCATGTATGAAAATGAAGAATCAAATTACTGTACTTGTTGTGAAGAATGTTTTGACCATATAGAAGAATACTGGTCAGAATGTTGGAGAGAGTACAACGATAGTAGAGGATGTTAAGTGAAAGGAGAAAATCCAATGGATGTTTGTGAAATTGTTAGAAAATTAATAGGAAGTATTGAACCACGAGGTGATAGTCAAATTGATGAAAAACATTATGAAAACCTTATTGAACATGGTTATCTTGTTAGTGATTTGGTTGAAAGTTTAATATTTGTTTCAAGATATAAAGATTCTTATGAAAGTAGTGTAAGCAAATTAGGGAATAGGGCGTATACTGAATTAATGGAATTAAAAGATTGTCTTAGCCAAATAGAAGATTAATTAAAGGGAGGAAAACAAATGAGTATTAAACCACTAATTGAATTAATTACTTCTCCATCTGGTGACTGGGAGGTGTTGCAGGTAAATCTAGGAGAAGATTTTATACGAGAAGGTCACAGAATTTCTAATAAAGATTGGATTAAATTATTGAAGGAATTAGGTTATCCAGTTACTAAGAAATGCTTATCAGATGAAGATATGGAATATGGTGATTATAATGTGGAAGGGATTAATGCGTAAATGACAGAAAAGAAATTTCCAATCTACAAATTCTATGCAACTTGGGATCAAGATGATTTTGAAAACAATGGCACAGGATATTCGACTACGTACAAAGAAAATCCATCAGCAGAACAATTAGAAAATGAATTAAAGCAATTTAAGCTAGGTATATTAACAAGACATAATGGAGTTATATTTAAAAATGCTGAATATGAGTTTATTGAAGAAGAATCGTGGTGTTTAGGTTGGTTCAATCATTATACATATAATGAATTTAAAACTGACTTAGAAATTGAAGAGAGTTTTAGGGATTATGTAGCTCGTAAAGAAACTTCTAATTTAAAAAATGGGCATCAAAGAAATGATATTAATATGAAATTAGATTTAAAAGAGCACCCATATTATTGTCTAATGGGAGCAGAGGACTATTATAGATGGGAAATTTGTAGATGCGAACATTGTACTAAATTAGGAAAGATTACGATTGATCATTGAGTTCCAAGGAAAGAGAAGTTTCATGCTAAGTTAATCAGAAGGGAGTTGTGCTATGCCAAGAACCATAGATTACGCAAAATGTCCTCAATGTGGTAAGAAATTTGAAATGGGATTCAATAATTATTGGATGTCATCTGCTTTTGGAGAATATTCATTCGATCATACTAGTCATACATGTGAAGATTGTGGATGTAAGTTTGATATGACAGTAAAAAAGCAAACTGTATTTAATACAAAAATAATAAAATAAGAAAGGAGTTATATTATGTATGAAATAAATATCGTAGATAATAAAAGTGTAGAACTATATCACGTTTTAAAATTTTGCAAAGAAGGGAATTGTGCAAATTGCGAACGTGATCCTAAAGGTTCGGATAATTATTGGTGTAAGAAACAATTGTTGCAAGAATGTTTTGATTGGTTTGATAAATATTTGGAAGAATAATAGTTCGAAATTGTGATTTTAATCTAGGTTAAAGGAGAATATATGGATGAAGATAGATTTAAACAATTATATCTACAAGATTTTCATGTTTACGGCTACTATAAAACACATAAACTCCAAAATAACCAAACAATAGGAATCTATTTCTAGAAACATGAATCTAGTAAATCTAATGAATATGTAATACTTTTAGCAATTGCTAATAAAAAGAAACATCTCACACAATTAATATTAGGAGAAAGAGATATATTAACCGATCATGAAACTGGGAAATGTGGATTAGAAGGTTTGCTATGGGCAAAAATCAAATAGTTGAGTTTGAGAAATCAGTTTATTGTAAAGATGGAGATTTTATTAGTGTTTATTGGACTGATAATAGAAGGAGAGATGTGTATGAACATGGATTAAAGAAGTTAGGATTTGTGATGGGATTTAGGGATGGTAGGAAATGTTTGAGTAAGAAGGTTGTTAAACAATAAAAATAGCAAAAGAGGAGTGAAAATAAAATGTCTTTAGAAATATTAGGTCAACCAGAAGGCGAAATAGAAGTAAAAAGACTCTATCTTTCAGGATTACAAATTAATGTTACATACCCTGAATGCGGAGAATCATATCTATGGGAAAATTATTTGAGTTATCCAGATATAAACACCCCAATAAACTTAGGTTTAGCATGTCACGAATGTGACTATAATTGGATTGAACAAATAATATTAAACGTAAGTGTAGAATTAGTTTAGTATTTTTAAATCAATAAATAAAATTATTTGACAAACATATCTCTTTTATGTTATTATTAAGATAGTACAAAAGAGATATAAATTTAAGAAAGAAGGAATAAGAAATGGAAAATATAAACAGAATTAAAGAACTCGTTAAAGAACTAAATGCAGCCTGTGACGCTTACTATGTCAAAGATAATCCAATCATGTCAGACAAAATTTACGACTCAATGTACGATGAGTTAACAACCTTAGAATTGAAAACAAACTACATATTATCCTCATCACCAACTCAAAAAGTTCAGGGAGCAATTTTAGATTCATTAAAAAAAGTACAACATACTGAATCAATGTTGTCTGCCGAAAAATCCAAAGATATTAATGATGTTATAAAATTTATGGGAAATCAAGATTGTGTATTATCTTGGAAATTAGATGGTTTGACATTAGTTCTTCGATATAATGAGGGAAAACTACAACAAGCAATAACCAGAGGTGGAGGGGATTTTGGAGAAGATGTAACTCATACGGTTAAAACTTTCACCAATGTTCCACTTACAATTGATTATAATGGATATTTAGAAATTCGTGGTGAAGGCTTAATTGAATTTAAAGAGTTTGAGAGAATCAATGCTGAATTAATTACTAAAGGAGAGGACGCATATTCTAGTCCTCGTAACTTGGCAGCAGGATCAGTCAGACAATTAGATGCTACAATTACTAAGAAGAGAAATTTAATCTTTATTGCTTTTGGCATTGTAAAATGCGATGAATGGTTTGCACATAAGATGAATCAATTTGTGTTTTTAAAATCATTAGGTTTTACTGTAGTTGAAAATACTTTAATTACTAAAAAGGAAATACAAATTGCAGTAGATTTTTATAAAACAAAAATAGAATCACTACCATTTCTTACAGATGGATTAATTGTTGAGTATAATGATATTGCTTATGGCAAAGCACAAGGGGTCACAGGTCATCACAGTAAGGCATTATTTGCAATAAAGCATAATGATGATTCTTATGAGACAATTTTCAGAGGTGTAGAATTAAATACTACTCGTACAGGAATTGTTTCATTAATTGGATTGTTTGATGAAGTGGATATAGATGGAGCAAAAATATCAAGAGCAAGCTTGCACAATTATGACATTTTTAAAGCACTAGAATTAGGCATAGGAGATGTTATTACTGTATATAGGGCCAATTCTATCATTCCACAAATTGAAGAAAACCTAACACGTTCTAGTTCATACGAGATTGATATGGAATGTCCTTCATGTGGTGGTAATATTGCAATTAGAGCACCAAAAATTTCTAACTTTTTGTTCTGTGACAATGAAGATTGTTCATCAAAGTTAGTTAATCGTTTTGTTCATCTATGTAGTAAAAATGCTTTAGATATTGAAAATTTGTCTGAAGCAACTTTGGAAAAATTCATTAGTAATGATTGGTTGAGAAATTTTTCAGATATTTATTCATTAGAAAATTTTAAGAATCTAATTATTAATATGGATGGATTCGGTAAGAAATCTTATAATAGACTTGAAAAGGCAATAGAAAAATCTAAGAAGACAGAATTGCACAAGTTAATTTATGGAATTGGCATTCCTCAAATTGGAAAAGGAGGATCGAAGAATTTATGTAAACATTTTAATAATGACATTCTGAAAATCATGAATGCAAACATAAACGAATTACTTCAAATTGAAGATTTTGGACAAATTACAGCAGAAAATGTTTATGATTATTTTAAGGATGAAAATAATTGTCTACAAGTTATGAATTTATTAAATTGGATTGAGATTAAAAAAGAAGAAAAGAAGGAGGAAACAGGAATGACAAGTCTTGAAGGAAAAACATTTGTTGTTACGGGTAAAGTTACTACGTTTAAAAATAGGGATGAAGTGGGAGAATTAATTACTTCTCTAGGTGGTATCTTATCGGGTTCAGTAAGCAAAAATACTTCTTATCTTTTGAATAATGATGTGACATCTACATCTGGAAAAAATAAAAAAGCCCATGATCTAGGGGTTGAAATTATAAGTGAAGCACAATTCAATGAAATGATTGGAAGGAAATAAATAATGAAAACAATTTATAAATATCAACTTACAACAGGATTAAATGAATTAGAAATGCCATATACAAAAATTCTAAGTGTCATTAACCAAGGGAGAACACCAACTTTATATGCCTTAGTTGATGCAAAAGAACAAAATAAAAGTGTTAAAGTATATGTGTTTGGAACAGGATGGGATATTGAAGACAATATTGTTGAAAATAGTGAATATCTTAATACAATTACAGATGGCATGTTTGTGTGGCATATATTTATTCAAAAATAGGTAAGTGTCTAAAAATTAGAATCCGTAAATCGTTGCTATATAAGGGTTTGCGGATTCATAAAACACTTCGAAATATCGAATTCATCGGAAAGAAAGGAAGGGTAAAAATAATTCAATATGTTCTTGCTTTAAATGATAAATATTTAAATATGTATTTTCAGAATGATATCAATAATCCAATTGAATTTACGGTTGTTTATAGTTTGGCTGAAGCGATGATAATAAATTCTTCTAGAAAAAGAATGGAAGAAGAATTTATAAATTATTGGAAAAATAAAAAAAGGATTCCATCATTTTCGTTGGGATTTAGTTAGTGTACAAAAATTATGTTGAAAGAAATATTGATACTTATCAAAGAGATTCTAATTGATTTAGGAATTTGTAAACCAAAGAAATCCAATGTTTCTCCAGATAATATATTAGTAAATTCATATATTCTTGGAATAGATGATAAAGAAACAAAGAGAAAGGAATAGAAAATAGTATGAATACTCAATGGGTTGATTTCACAATTCTAGATTTAACATGGGACGAGGAAACAATATTTACTCAAAAATATTTCGAAGAATATGTTAATGACAAATTTGTTGCAGTAAAATTAAGTGAAGATGGAAAACCTTTATATATTTGGACAGAAAAATATTGTTTCATTATTACGACATTTAGAAAGATAGCAATAGGGAGTCCTGCTATTATTGGAGTACCTAGAAATCCAGAATAAATACCCATACTAAGAAATACCAAATTGATAGGAGAATTAAAAATGGATTTAGATAGTGAATATTCACAAGAAGAAAAACAAGAATTATTTGAAAAATTTCTAAATGCTTCTTTTGAACTCAAGGCAGAATTAATCTCTAAGTTATTTGATGATCAAGCATATTTAACTGATAAAGAAGAAGAATTTATATTTGCTTTAAAGAAATGGCATCAAAGTATTTAAAAAGAAAGGATGAGTAAATCATGACAATGACAAAAACAGATATTTTACTATATGGTGCATTGCTTGAAAGTGATATGTATGCTGATGGATATGGTTCAACTGACGAGGATTCTGAATTATTACAAAAGGCGTTAAAGAAAATATATGGTGTTACAGAAGGTGATTCTAGAGATATCTTAGAGAAAGCAGAAGAACAAATGAAAAGTGATTTAATGAGTTTGGTTGTAGAGCTTAGAGGTAAGATAGCAGAGTATTTGGGAAAGGAGATTTAATATGGAAATAAATGTTAAAACAAAGTTTGATGAATCCGACAAAGCATTTATGCTTACTATTGATAATACATATGCACCAGTTGAAATAATTCAAGTCCATTCTATTGAACATGAAGTTAACGCATATTATGTGAGTGTCTTTAAGGTGATTTATGAAGTAAAAACACTGAACCCATTTAGAAGATATTCTGCATATGAGGATAGGTTTTATTCACTAGAAGATATGGAGAAATTATTGTTAGCTTAAAATTTAACTTTTAATTGACGAAGAGAAAGGAATTGATTAAAAATGAGTAATTATGTAATTGGTATAGATTTAGCTAAAGAAAATAGTGACAACACATTTTTAAGTTTTCGATTTATGAATACTTGTCTAGAAGAAATGAAAGAACTATGGGAGATTGGCGAGGAGTATAAATTACCAGAATTCAATAAGAAACAATTAGGATTACATAAGGATGACAGACTTATTATATCTTCCATTTATGGAAACGACAACGAAGACGTATTTATGAGTATGTTAGTACGATAAGTTTATGGATTTATTCTAGGAAGGAGGATTTATAATATTGACTATTTATCCAGATAAAGATTACTCATATCTCCTACTATCTCAAGGAAGGCAATGTGGAAAAACTAATATGTATCTTGCTATTTTAGAAGCTATTATGAGTAGTAGGTTAACTAATAAACCAGTAGAAGTCCGTTTTGGTATGCAACTCGTAAGAGTAGAAGATTAGAAAGGAGAAGTAACAAATGAACATTGAAGATATTGATTTATCAGTAAGGTCTTACAATTGTCTTAAAAAAACAGGAATTGATACTCTTGAGGACATGATTAAAATTCGTAATCTTGGAAGAAAAAATATTGAGGAAATAGAATGGAAATTACATGAATTTGGATTAGTATTAAAAGATAAGACACCTCCAAAAATAAATGGAAAAGAAAAACTTATCCAAAAAATGATCTCTTTAAGTAATGAAGATTTAGAATATGTTTTTATAGGTGGTTGTTGTCCAAATGAATTTGATTTATATGATGAAAAAAATGGTTGTGAAGGGGCTTTTTGCTCAAATTGTTGGATAAAAGCATTAGAAATGGAATATGAACGATGACAAATCAAGATAAATTAAATTTCAAAGAAAAATATCAAAACAATCCAGTAGCATTTATTGAAGATATGTATCCAGATATTAAACTCCATGAATATCAACAAAATAAAGTTAAGTTTAGAAATAGACAAATTACTGATAAGAAGTGTAAATGTAAGTCATATGATTAATGCTTTAAAAAGAACAACTTATCGGGAAAGGAGTAAAACAAATGCCAAGACTGATTACAATTTATGAAACTGAAGTGGAAGTTCCTCAATGGGAATATTGTAATGAACAACAAGACAAAGCGAGTAAAAATGGAGACAATTTATGCAAATTCGTTAAAGGAACTAGAGATGAGAGAAGTTGTTTATTATCTGGACAAATTCTTTATTCTGCATATGGCTGGATTAAGAAATGTGATGATTGTTTAATAAAATCAAAAAAAGATGAAAACTAAAACCATTGCGAGAGTAGGGTTACAGGGGTACGATAATTGGTATTAAATTGCATTTTTATGGTATCAAATAATAAAAAATAAAACATCAGGAGGAAAGAAATTGATTAAGAAAGTAGACAAGAAGAACAAATTTATATCTATGTTTAATCCAGAAACAGGTTTTTATGTTCGTTCAGGGGTAATTGATGAAAATGGAAAAGATACTGGCGTAGATCCATTCATGAGTTACTTGCCAGAGTTGGTGGATATCGGAATCATGTCAACGTGTATACATGGATTATCAGGACTGTGTATTAAGAGTGGAATTGAATGTTATCAAGATGGATTACATATTCAAAAACCAAATA